AGATAAAATTAATTATCTTATCTGGACAATAGGGGTTGCAGTTAAAGATCTGCAAAAAGAAATAGATAAACTTGATAATAACAGGGAGGCATCATGAATCCAGAAAAATATTTCAAAAAGAACAACGATGTAGCTTTTCATTTAACAGTAAAAATGTTGACTGAATACGCAAAAAAATGTGAAAAAGATCCGCACAAGAAAGTTATGGATCCTGTGCTTGGTTCATACTTTTTAATGCATCAACTTGCTATAGCTTTATTTTTTAAATCAGAAGGTTTTGAAGAAGATCTTATAGATTTAATGCAAGATGCAATAAACGATGCAAAAGATGTTGTAAAAAAATCTAGGAAAGTATCATGAATCTGCCAGATATGTTAGAAGACATACCACATAAAGTGGTAGGTGATGCGTTTTACTTTCCTAAGATGGATAACTATTTCTATCATAATGGCCCAGGTATATCTTCATCAAACATACGAAGATTTAGTCAGAGCCAGTTACATGCCTTTGAAGAAGTTATAGAGCAGACACCAGCATTAAATTTTGGATCTGCTGCACATTCTTTGATCGTAGAGGGAGAGGGTGCGTTTTTTAGTGATGTTGTTACCATAACAGGATCACCGTATACCAATACCAACAAAACACTTAAACAAGAAAGCCTGGCTAAAGGTTTGTCTGTAATTAGTGAAAAAGAGCGAGATACCATATATAGCATGAAAAACAGCTTAGTAACGGAAGCGAGAGCTTATCTAAATCCAGAAAACGAGTATCCTAGCACTTTTGATTCACCCTACGAGGTGTCTTTGTACTGGTATGAACAAGGTTTGCTGTGTAAAACACGTGCAGATGTAATTATCAATCCATTTGATAAACCACATGGGGAAAATGCCATAGTGCTTGTAGATTATAAAACAACGAGTGATTGTTCCGTCAGGGGTTTTACCAATTCGGTAAGGCGGTTCTCGTATGATCTACAAGCCGCATGGTATAAACGTGGCTTTGAACGTGCTGGTTTCCAGGTGCATGACTTTGTGTTTGTGGCACAAGAAAAGAAAACACCTTATGCAAGTAAAGTATTTAAGATGAATCATACTGATATGGAGATTGGTTGGAACTTTCTGAGCGACTACTTAGAGTCATATAACAAAGTCTTAGCTGGTCAGACACCAACAATATACAACAGCCCTAACGTTGTTGAGTTAGATACTGGTAATTTTTACAGAGAGGAACAAAATGAACAAAGCTAAATTAGTAGAACTTGCAGATGAGGTTTTAACTGATATTGATGTTGGTATGAAGTCTGTACAAAGAAATTATTTAGAAAAAAAATTATTAGATGCTATGACTCAAAGATTTTTACATGCTCGTTATCGTTTAAATTATTCAACAACAAATGACAAAGAGTGGGCTAAAAAATATGAAAAAGAATATCAATCTGTAAAACCAATACTTGATGATTCTATAGATAAATTACTTGGAGAAACAAAATGACAGATAACGTAAATCATCCCCCACATTATAAGAAGGGCTCTATTGAGTGTATAGACGCAATAGAATCAGCTTTAACCTTTGAACAGTTTATAGGCTATTGCAAAGCGGCAGCTATCAAGTATATCTGGAGAGCAGATCACAAAGATGCAAATATCCAGGACTTAGATAAGGCTATCTGGTATCTGACAAGAGCTCGTAACAAATTAGAGGAAAGATAATGGACTCAAGTTTTTATGCACTTGTTGGGTTATTATTATTAATGATTTATACATATATGGAGAATAGATGAATATTGATCAAAAAATAGCAGAACTAGATAAACACATCCAATACATAGAAAAGGTATTGAAAGAAAAACAAGACGAAAGGTTTTGTTTAATAGCAGAAAAAAAGGGGCACAAGGCCCCTAGTAACGAGAAAGCTACGTCTTAAAATGGTGGCACTGCTTCTGGTGGTGGGTTCATGTCTGAATCCACAGCTAAAAGATAATTCTTAATTTTAGTTTTCATCATCTTTACTTCTTCACCATTATCACCCTTGAATGAATCTTGTTTCTGATACATATCAAGACTAAGGTTTTTACCAACGAAATGTCCATGTTCTTCAGGATATTTTTTAAGTCCACAGGCTTTAGTAAGCCTAGTAAACATTTCTGTACTTATACGTTTATTTTCCTCATGTGTACCCCAAAGGTTATACCACTCATTGTGATCCTTGTATTTACCACCGTCTATTTGAAATGTAACTTTTAAAGTCCAGTTACCAGCTTGTGACTTATACTTGTCAGTAGCTATAATCTTTGCGTTGTGTTCACCTTCTGGTGCAAGTGGGACACCCGTAGGCATCTCACTTAAGTTATCAAAAAATTCTATATCACCGAAATCAGACATTAGTTTCTCCCATATCGTTAATTAATGAAAACCCTAACTTTTCAATTAAGGCTGTTATGTCAGGCTTTTCAAAGTTTTCAAGTTTACCACTTCTATCTTTAGCCTTGTAGTTTTGTCGATGAATAGTTTGCAACCATCTATGTGAAACAGTTTTACCATCTTCATCCTGGCTATCAATGACTCTCAGTGCTAACACTTCATCAAAGAAATATGTTATTGATTCACCTAACTTAGTGCCAACCATTTTTGGTGCGTGTTTTAATATGCCATCATCGTTGACTACATCTTCTTTACACAAAAATAACACGTGCATATGTAGATCTCTAAAAGCACGCATGAGATTTGTTACAGATTCCTGAACATTACCGTATGCCATTCTTGGATCTTTACTACGAGATTTCTCCCATGTAAGCAAAATCTCACTTATTTCAGATACTGAATCTAAAACAACTGTGTCATATTGTAATGTGCCAGACTTCAAAGCATCATGAAGTTGCATAACTTCTGCTGCTTCTTTTACTTCTATGGCATCAACGTTGTCTGCATCTTTAATAGATAGCAATCCAGCTTCAGCACTTATTACAAGCACCTTGCCTGGGCACGTCTTTGCCAGTGTTGTCTTTCCAGAACCAGCCATACCATACACCAAGATTTTAGCACCTTGGCTTTGCACGAGCTGACTTGGAGATACAATTCTATTTGATAATTCCATTCTCTTACTCCTATAATAAAAATTAACTTGCACATTATAGCCTAAATCGTTACCATATGTAAAATTAAATTTTCAAATAAATTTACAAGGAGAGTATATGGAAAATCAAAACCAAGAAAATACTTTGTGGCAAGCAAATTATTATTTCAGGACAAAGACCCTAGCAACAAAAAAATTAAAAGAATTTGAGACATTAGGTGTTAAACCAAATCATACAAATAGAAAAGTTAAACCATACTCATTAAAAGAATACATAGAATTTTTAGGACAAAGAGAAGCTGCCGAAAAGTTTGGGTGCTCTGAAGCATCCTGTAAAGCATGGCGTTATGGTTATAGACAACCTACGATTAATCAGGCTAAACAAATCATCAAAGCTACAGACGGCAGATTAGATTTTGAATCTATATATGGGCCTGTATCAGAGATATTAGTAACAGAAGCTTAGTGTGTTTCAGCTCAATATTACTGAGGACGACACATCCTTAGAGCAAGCACTTGCCTACTATGACGAAGGTTATAATGTCGTACCTTTACAAAGATCTAACAAAAAGCCACCACCTTTTCTAAAAGGATGGGAGCAATACAAAGAGGAAAGACCTTCTAGAACCCTTGTAGAATCATGGTTTAAGGATAGGGATAACCTAGTTGTTGCTCTTGTATGCGGATCATTTATTGTCGTAGATGCAGACTCGCCAGAGGCTATGGATTGGGTTGAAAAGAATTTACCTGCATGTCCATTCAAAGTCATTACTGGCAAAGGTATGCACTACTATTATAACAACCCACAGAACTATACCACCTTTGCAACAAGAAGAACTGCTGAAACACCTATAGAGAGATTAATTGATATCAGAGGAGTAGGTGGTCTTATCATAGCACCCTGGAGCAGACATGCTAATGGTCAAATATACAAACCAATAACCTTTCCTGATTGGAAGATACATGATCATAACGACTTACCAGACTTTACTGAGGTTGAGTTTACAAAAATAACAGGCGTACCTAAAACAGAGTCAAGCGTTCAGACAGCACCATTCTCGTTAGAAGGCGTGCATGAGGGATCAAGAAACGATGGAGCGGCAAGGATTGCAGGTTATCTAATATCCAAAAATGTAAACCTACAATTTGTAAAAATATTTCTGCATAATTGGAATAAACAAAATACTCCACCACTACCACAAGCAGAGATAGATGGCGTAGTAGAAAGTGTTAAAAGCACTCATGATAGAAAAAATCAGATAGCACCTTTATTTATACAAGCCTCTGAAACCATACAAAAACCAAAAGATCTATTTAATCCACCTGGCTTACTCAAAGACATGTTTAAGTTTTGTGAAGATATAGCACAAGTGCCACAACCAGAGTTGTCTCTTATTGGGGCATTATCTTTAGCAAGCGTAAGCTGTGGTCGTATTTATAGAACCAACATGAATAACTTTTCATCTATGTATTTCATGGGTATTGCAAAGTCTGGTCAAGGAAAAGAAAACATCAAGACATTTGTAGAATCGGTGCTTAACGCTAGCGATCATGAGAAGCTAGTTGTAGGAGATGGCTACACATCTAGTGGTGCTGTCCACTCTGTATTAAAGATGAGACCTACACAAATAACTATCATGGATGAGTTTGGTAAGAGATTAGAAGCCATAGGCAATTCACAAAACACAAATAGAGAAGACGGTATTCAAACACTTATGGAAGCATGGGGCAGGTGTCATGGTACTTTAAGACCAGATAACTACTCGCTTATGAATGTCCAGGAACAATACAAAGAGATGATGATGAGTCGTGTTACACATAAACCAGCCATAACGCTTGTAGGCTTGTCAGTGCCAAAAAACTTTTACAAAGCACTTAATAGTGGTCGTATAGCAGATGGCTTTCTTAATAGGTTTGTAGTCGTTGAATCTAAAGAACCAAGAAGGGTAGGTGAACTTAGAAGATTTAAAGAACCACCTACATCAATAGTAAACTGGGTCAACTATATTAGAAGGCAAAGAGGTAACATGGATGATGTTGCAAGAGACAATGCAGAGATAGACCTTAGCCAGATAGTATTAAACTTTGATAGAGAATCAGAAGAAATACTGCAAGATTTCGCAAGAGAGATCGTAAAACGACAAGATATACTAGAAAAAGACAACCTAGAGCCTCTTCTAAGCCGTTCTAAGGAAAAAGCCATGCGTTTATCATTACTTTGTACTCTGGCATCAAATGCGGACGCTAGAGCGATTACAGGAGATATTACACAATGGGCGGTAGATTTTATTAGATATTACGATTTATTGTTCATAGAAGCCTGTAGAGACAAGGTAGCAAGTAGTGCCATGGAATCTAAGATTAAACAGGTCTTGTCTTTTATAAGATCTAGGAATGGTGAGGGTATCTCTAAACGTGAAGTAGATAGGCATGAGCTCTTTCGTAGTATGAAGTCTTATGAAGTCAAAGAGATTATAGAAAGGCTTATGAACGCAGGTGAAATACAAGAGGTAGAAATAAAGGTAGGTGGTAAAGGCAGACCAGCTAAAAGATTTGTGGCTGTTGATCCTACTTTCTTTGAAGAATGAGATTACAAGTAGTGCCAATGACCATTCGTGATGCTAACAACTTTGTAGATAATTTTCATAGACACAATAAACCAGTTAGAGGTGCAAAGTTTGCAATAGGTGCTTCCTATGATGATCAGCTCGTAGGTGTAGCGATAGTAGGCAGACCTATATCAAGAAATTTAGATGATGGCTTTACAGCAGAAGCTGTAAGAGTGTGCACAAATGATACTTCACCAAATAATACTAATTCTTTTTTGTATGGTAGATGTTGGAGAATATGGCAACAAATGGGTGGTAAAAGAATGATCACATACACATTACAGTCAGAGTCTGGATCTAGCTTGAAAGCTGCTGGCTATAAAATAATAGGAGAAACTTCTACAGATAAAAACCATAAAGGGTGGACTACAAGACCTGGTAGAGAATGGCAACCAGTCACAGGTCAAGCAAAGTTTAAGTGGGAAAAAAGTTAAACTACAGGTCTACCTGCAATACGTTCGGCAAAGTCAAGACGTTCTGGCGATAAAGGATCTACAGATGCTTGGGTAGTATCTACTTGAGGTAATTGTGGTAGCTCTCTAATTGGTGCAGTAACTTGATCTCTAAGTTGTTGAAATAAATTTAATCCTTCGTCTACACCAGTATCTACATCCTCGTCAGTAATGCCTAATGCAGTTTTACCAGCTTCAAAAGTTTCATCAGCAAAATCTACGGTCGATGATACAAAACTACCATCTACCATTCTTACACCATATTGTCTTGCGGCTCTTTCTAAAATTTGTATAGCTTGTGCTATAGATCCTGGATCTGTTTTACTTAAGTACCCAACAAATCTTGGATTACCTAACGCAGTTCTTACTATTGTTAAACCTAATAATGCAGGTAAAGTTTGTAGTGGTGCAAAAACTACCGCAGCACCAAGACCAGCCGCAACCAATCCACCAGCACTACCACCTCTACCAACTTCGCCTTTTGTTAATACATCAACTTGCTTTTGGAAATCTCTTAAACCTCTTGTAATTTCTTTACCAAACATGGCTTCAAGTGTTTCATCACCATAAGAGTTAAGTGCTGTTTCCAAATTTCCAGGTTTAAATATATCGTTTATTTTACCTTTTCCATTAAAATCGACAGATCTCTTTAACAATTTCATCATACTTGCTTGTTGAATACTGTTGAAAACATCGTCATCTACCGTGCCTTTTAAGGTATTTATAACAGAAGCATTACCAGGTCTAAATATGGTATCAGTAGTCGCTTCAATACCTTTTTCTGGTAAATCAGATATAGCTCTATTTGCCCTAAACTTCATAACTTTTTCTGATTCATTGGCAAGTTGTTGTAGTCCTCTTATGAAAGCTTTACCTTGATTACTTGCATCTAAACCACGATTTGTTCCTGTAAAATCATCTACTAAATCACGCAATCTAGCTGGTGATAAATTTGGTTGTATTCTATTTAAATTAAATATGGTTTGCCTTACTAAAGGTCCTGTTGTTATACCATCTGCATTTTTAAATAATACATCTATCTTACCTTGATCCATTAAATCTCGGTCAAAACGCAAAAACTGTCTTGCAAAAGTCGTATAATTTAATCTGTTGGTTTCACCATCTGTGGCTTTGTAGATAGCATCATCAAAAAATCTTCTTTTAAGTTGGGCTTTTAATCTTTTTTCAGTTACAGCTTCTTTACCTATAGATTCTAGATATTCATCATAATTTCTTGTTGCTTTGAAAAGATCTTCCAAATCTTTAGCAGAACCACTAAGAAACACTCTTTCATATATTTCATCAGGTGGATGTGCACCCTTAGATGCGTTAGATATAATTTTTTGTATATTTAAATTATCAAAAGGTTGCATCCTCTGTGCATTTTTTTTATTAGTTTCTCTTAATAATCTTAATGACTCTTCAATTAAATTTTTTTGTTCTTGAGTCATTGTTATATTTTGTTTTTTCAAACGCATATTGATATTAGCTAAAGAATCTTTAGTAAGATCAGTCATTATACTTTTTGGTTCAGATCTACCGTAAGAGTCTATATATCTTTTTAAATCAAACAATAATTCACGTTGCGGCGTAGGAGTTGGCGTTTCTTTAATATAAATATCCAAGTCTTTAACTAAATTTCTTAGTTGAAATAAACTAATACCTAAACCTTGTGCTGTAGCCTCGGGTGTAGTTTGATTATACAAATCTTGAAACTTTTTTTGAATTTGCATTATTGTGCCACCTTTGACATTTGGATCTTGAATACTTAAATCATAACCAGGAAAGTCATCCATAAAAGATTTTATACGCATCAAAGATTTTTCAAAATAAGTATTCGCAGTTTCATTTATAGCAGCATTAATTGTATTGGCTACACCTACTGCTTGACCATCTTTCAAAACAAACTGATCAGCATCTCCAGAACCAGGCCTTGCTCTACCAATTTTTTGTAACTCTCCAAAATCATCAAGCTCCATTTTGTGTATGCTACGCATGTCTTTCATTAAATTATCTACTTCTTTATATTCGTTTCCCATTTCTTTGGTAACAAAAGATCTAGCTGTGCTAACTGTATTTTTTATTGTTTCTCCAAAATCTCTTCTACTAGGAACCATTCCATAATTACCGACTTCTAATGCATCATCAGTAATTTCACCAAGTAATTTTTCTAATCTTTGTGTTACTTTGGCTTCTTTACTTCTTAAATTTTGTAATTTTTGGTTTACAGATTCATCTAATCTACCTTTTTGTGCAGCTGAAATATAAGAATCTAATGCAGCTTTTTCATCTTTAATACCTCTGGTTAGATAGTTAAGTTCTGCAAACAAATAAGAGGCATTAGCTTTATCACGATTATTACCTAACACTTGTTCTGCTATGCTTTGTGTTCTTCCTGGTAACATTCTTTCTAATGATTGTTGTGCTGGTATAGCACCAGTTGATTTATTCATTTTCCAATCAAATCTTTTTACTTTGCCTTTTCTGATAGCTGCTTTAATTTCATTTTCCGTAGCTTGTCTACCGAGCTCTCTATCTAAATTCATAACGTCTGTAACAGACCTATTTCTATTTTGTTGAAACATTATTCTAGAATCTGCAGGTGCGGCTCTTTTGCCTAAAAATGTTTGATATATTTTAAATACACCTTCACCAAGACCTTGTGCCAAGGAACCAAACACAAATTCTTGTTTGTATAAATTATTTATGTCGTCTCTGTCTTGTAATTGAAAGCCCTCCATGGTTTCAATAACTTCTTCTTCGACTGCCTTACCTGCTGTACTACCAGAACCCGCGGCAAACATCCTTGCAAATACTGGTCTTTTTGTTAATGCTGCAAGTCCTTTTACAATTCTTGCCTGTGGTGATAAACCTATGACTGCACCTATTACAGGCCCAGCTATACCAGCTAAATCAGACAGATCACCTGTTCTTAAATTAAAATCATTTTCATCAATTATTGTATTCTGATTTATGGTTGTGCCGTCTGTTAGAGTAACAGTTTTAATAAGCTTTTCTAAACCAAGCTGTTTCATACCATATGGTGTTAAAGCTATTTGTCCTTTAGTATTTCTAGTAAAACCTAACTCACCTACTTCATTTAATAAAAAATTTTCTTGTTCGATAGGTTCTTTTGATTTTTGCGTGCCATTTATAATATTTTGTATAGCTTTATTTTGCTCCTCTGTAGTTTCAGCCATAGATAAGTTTCTACGTAACTTTTTGTTATCTACGCCAGTTTCGTAATCAAAAAACAATTCATCATAAAATGGAGACATAGCACCTTGAGCTATGATTGCTTTTACTTTTTTTCTAGCTTCTTCAGCGTTTTTTGCCTCAACAGTCTCTGTAACACCTGGAGCTATTTCTACTTCAAATATTTCCATTAATCTGTGGCTAAAGTAATTTTATTTATTCTACCAGGTCTTACTTTTGTAGCACCTACAAAATCATTAGCGTACGGATTGCCTTGAAGAGTACCTGTTTCCATATAATCTATAAGATCATCATTTTGTATCAAAGACATGTCACCGTAATTTTCCATACCAATGTAATTAGATTTTAATCTAGCTATGGCTCCAGACATGTTTGTTAAAATACCCTCTCTAGTAAGTTTTAATGCTTCTAACGCGGCTGCATCTGTTTTAAAGATTTGTAAACTACCAACTAATTCGTCAACGATTTGTCTATCCAAGTTAGAAATAGTTTTTCCTGACTCACCCAAAATATCTCTAATATTTTTCTGTTTTATTTGATTCAGCAATACTTTGGCTCTAACTCTTGGACTCAACTCGTTCCATCCTTTACCTTTTGGATCTGGTTGACCGTCAGTATTAAATATAGCACCAGCAGCATCAAAAATTTCTTGAATTATAGCTTGTGCGGAGGTTGTATCTTCATTCAAAATTATTTCTTCTACTCTACCAACAATTTCTAATGTATTGTTAGCACTAATTACCTCGTTATAATCAGCATTAATTTGGCCAGCTAAATCTATATTTTCTTTAGGTTTTAATTTTTCTTTAGCTCCAGCAGCAATTCTTGCTAGTTCTAATTCTTTTTGTCTTTCATCTTCAGCCAAATCTCTTGCTGCTTTTTCTTCAGCAGCTTTAGCTGCACCTAATGCAAGTCCTGGACCTAATTGACCAGTTTCAACCAAACCAGCACCTACATTTCTTACAAAATTTAAAAATCTATCAGTACCAAAAAATCCAGGTTGGTTCAGTTTTCTATCAGTAGCATTTCTATAATTTTCTTTACTACCGATGTTTATGGCTTTATTAAAATAATCATCTGGATCTACACCCTCTGCCTCTAATTTTTTAATTACCTCTACTTGTTCGGCTACAGCTTTTTTGTTTTCATCTAAAGCATCCATACCTGGTAAATTTTGTTTATCAATTTCAAACTTTAACTGATCATCTGTTAAACCATCAAATTTATTTACGGTTTCCATTAAACTTTCAGCTTCTGTTTTTTCTAAATTAATACTTGGTTGTGATACTTCATTAAGCAGATTGGTTATTTCATCTACATTTATGCCAGCAGGTCTTTGCACATCTTCTTCTGCAAATCTTTCTTCAAGATCTTGTCTTTCTTGCGTCAGTTCTTCTAAGCTAGTTGTAAGGTCTGTTAAATTTAAAGATTGATTAAAAACATCTACAGATGGTTGAGATTTGATAGGTCTCAAACCAATTTCTTCTGGCGTAACTGTAAGTAAACCGCTGTTAGGATCAATAAAATTTCTTAATGTTTGTTGATCTTCTGGTGAAAATTTACTAATTAATAATTCTTGTTGTTGTCTGTCAAAATCAAATTTTCTAACTTTACTTTTCATATCTTCGTCACGAAAATCAAAACTTGTGTCATCAACTACATCTTGCACAACATCTGGTTCTTTTACAGTGATACCACGTAACATAAACCTAGCCCTTTCTTGATCACTAGGTATTACAGAATCTACAGGTAAAACACCAAAAGGCTGACCTAATCTTTTTTCACCTTCTGGTAAAAATCCTACAGTAAATTCACCACCTGCTTTTTTAAATGGTTCAATACCTGTAATCTCACCAGCTGCTCTTATACCACCTCTAATTATAGGTTCAAATTGCCTTGCGACTCTAAAGCCTACATCTGCTATGGTTGATCCAATATCTTGTCTTGCTTGTATGGGACCTATCTTTGGTGCATCTTTTTCTTGAAAATCCTCTAAAATAGATTGTACTGCACTACCTTTTTCTAAAGTATCATCTAATAGTATTTTGTATGGATTAAAACCAAAAGTATTTATAAAGTCTGGTTTTATATCATATATTTCACCAGTTACCGTATCACGTATTTGATAAGCACCTAATGTATTAGATGCTCCACCTCTTTGAAACATTTTACGATTCATGAAGTTCATTAATTACTTCCTTGTTGTGGTCTTGGAGCTAAAGCACCGTATGCACTAAATGCTGCACCTAGTCCAGCGGCAGTAGGATCTGTTGGCATACCATATTGTGAATCAATCTGTGTTTGTGATGCTTGATAACCAGGTAACATAGAACCAATTTGCCCTAGAGTTTGTAACGGTCTAAATTGTTGACCTATTTGTTGTTCATAGATTCTACCTAAACCAGTTTCTTCAATACCTCTACCTGTCGCACCAAAGCCTGCTAATTCACCTCTTTGACCAGATCTAAGTTGCTCTTGTGTTACTCCTAAATCAGTCATTTGTCCACCAAAGCCAGCTAATCTTTGTGCTAAGTTACCTGCGGCACTGCCTCGACCTGTGCCAATACCTATCAAGCCTTGTGCACCAGTTCTTTTAGCCTGTTGTTGTCTTGCAAACTCTCCAAGACCTGTTCTTTGTGCTTCACTAAATCCTTGTTGTCTGATTCTACCTAATGCTTGTGCTAAGCCTTCACCTAACGCCTCTCTACGCTCCATAGCACCAAGTCTTGCTCTACTACCACCAAATGCACCAGCACCAATCTCACGAGCTCTAGCAGCTATATCTTGTTGCTCACCTGCTTCTAGGACATCTGATATGGTTTGTTGTACTACAGCGTCTTCAAAAGGGTTATAAAACTGTTGTGTCATACTAGGATCATAAGCACCCATGGTGTCTTGGTAGATCTGTTCTGCTTGTGTGTAGTATGGATCTTGTAGTTGTTCTGCTCTTCTTGATTGAGCTATAGCTTGATTTACTAAGTCTCTATTTTGTTGTAAGAATGGTTCAAAGCCACCTATACCTGCTACAGCTTGTTGTCTAGCTAATAACTCTAGTGGTGTAAGTCCTGCTGTTTGTTGTAGTGGTACATCACTACCTATAAGGTTTGCACCTGCTTGTTGAAGTTGTTGAAAGAAACCAGGAGAGTCTGCTGTACCAAAATATAATGATCTAATTAATGGATCTGTCAATGTTTCTGCTGTCGCTTGTTGTGTTAAAACAGGATCTATTGCACCCATACGCATAGTAGGTGTGGGTACTGCCCCCACATCTGGTGCCACTGCAGCTGGCGTGGTAGGGGCAGATTCAATAATAGGATCTGGTGTTAACATAGGTTCAATAATTGGGTCTGGAGTTATAACAGATTCAGTAACAACAGGAGGAACAAATGGTGGAGTTACACCTGCTGAACCAACAATTATGTTACCTTGCTCATCACGTATTTCTGTAGGTCTTATGCCTGGACCAAAGCCAAAATCTTCTAGCGGAGGCGGTAACATAGGTGGTTTTAATTGTTGAATTGATGGTGGTTTATTTATACCTGCTAGACCGCCTAAAGGCACAAAATTTTGTCTTTGCTGAGGTCTTGGTCGTGGTTTTCTTGGTGGTCTTATTGTTGGTCCAGGAGGAACGATTGGTTCTGGTCTTTTAAATATTGGATTCAACCCAGTAATATTTATTGGCTCGCCTATAGGTGCCATTATAGATGTTCTAAAATCTTGTATCATACTTTACCTATCTCATTAAACTTTTCAAAAGTTTTCATAAGTTTATCCATGTTCTTTGCACCTTTTTGTCTGTCTGGTGCACCATTTGGTATTAACTCTATGCCAGTTTCAGTTTTTGTAATTTTAAACCCACCCAGTCCATTGTTAGCAGAAGATGTCATGACAAACTCTCCATCGCTTAACATGGCTGGTATATCATCACTTGTGCCTGTACCTGGACCTATACTTGGACCGCCCATACGCAAATCAAGTTCGTTTTCCATCAAGCCACCCTCTGCTGCGGCTCTTATGCCTAAATCAAAACCAGTAAACGTTGGTGCAGGCATTAGATCTGGTCTAATAGATTGTCTTATATCTTTTAAACCACCCTCTTTCTTTTTAAAATCTTCTTTAACAGCTTTACCATAAAGTGCAGCTAGAGCCATCAATCCTGAATTATCTGGTAACATACTACCCAAACCACCACCCTCTCGTACTGGATCTGACTCTTTGCCTTTTATAAAATCTTCAATAAGACCTATTCCACTTTGTCCTTTTGTGCCACCACCGACAAGATTTCTTAAAACATTGCCACCTGTCCTAGGTACATTTACTCCAGGAATAGCTATGGTATCCCCAGCCACAATAGCATTTGGATCTGTTATTGATGGATTTGCTTGTAATAGTTGATCTACAGATACATTATTTGCTGCAGCAATACTATTTAAAGTATCACCTTGTTGAATGGTTTGTTGTGTGGGTTCTCCACCACCCATACCTAAAAAACCACCAATACCTTCTCTAATTGGTGTAATTTTATCCAATATGCCAATGCCTTTTGGTATATTTAATGCACTACCGATTCTACTTAAGCCCGTAGATAACGCACCACCAACTCCAGGTATTAATAAAGCTCCTGCAATAGGTGCTACTTTTGAAACTACTTTCTTTAAACTTTTACCTAGTTTCTTAAGAAATCCAAACTCTGCCATACCTGTAATAGGGTTGATGGACATACCATCGCCAACTGTATATTGATTAGGATCTAATCCTACAGCTATCATTTCTTGTTTGATTGTTTCTTGTGTTTCAGGAGAAAGCACTGGTGGTACTACCATTTCTCCTGGTGCTACGTGGGCAAGCATGGTGTCTTCTCCTCTGCCTAGACCTGCTATACCGCCTGGATTTTCAATATCTATCATGCTCAATTTATTCCTCAATACATTTTAGCCAAAATACTAATAAGTATCTATTGCCTGATTCTACTGCAAGACCCCTGTGCATATGCGTAAAACTAGGAAATATTAGAGCGTGGCCAGTTGGTAATGGCTCGACTGTACCACGTTTTAAAAACTCAGTTCCGCCACCTTGGTAATCACCTGTGTTAAGAGGTACTACCATACTTATATCAGCACTTGCATCATGATGCCAAGCACCTTGTTTTTTATCCCTTAAATTATAGTTTGCTATTTGTATTCCGCCACTATCTACGTGCCTATTCCAAATATTCAAAAATATAGGATTACCTATAGTATATATCGTTTGCATCAAAGATTGAA